ATTCTGATTTCTCTGATGATTAAGCGCCTAGTTCTGACTTCTCAGGGAAAAATTAAGTTAGATGATCGCGATGCTTACCCTAACAAACGAGTGGTTACAACTGGTGCTTTATTAACACATTTGTTCCGTCAGCTCTTTCAGAAAGTCTGTAAGGATGTTCGTGGCAAATTTGTTCACGAGGTAAATAATGATATCTGGAAGAAAGGTGAACCACGTCCACTCGAGGTACTGAACATCAATAATCTGTACAAGATTCTCAAGGTGTCCACAATCGAAGGAAAACTCAAACAAGCTCTGGCAACAGGTAACTTCATGGTTCAGGGCGTAGGTCCAGCCAATGCTGGTTCCACAGCAACCAAAGTTGGCGTGTCGCAAGTTCTTAACAGGCTGTCTTACCTTGCTACAGTTTCCCATCTTCGACGCATTCAGACTCCTGTAGAGAAGTCGGGTAAGCTCTTGGCTCCTCGTAAGTTACATGGCACGTCCTTTGGATATGTCTGCCCAGTAGAGACTCCAGAGGGTCACTCGGTTGGTATCGTGAAAGCAATGTCAATGATGACTTCTATTTCTCAGCATACTCCTTCCATGATTGTAATGCGACTAATTGATACAGCTGAAGTAGAATGGATTATTGACCTGAGTAATAATGGTGGAACTCCAGTTTCAATCAATGGAGTCATTGTAGCATATACTCAAAAGCCAGATGTAGTCTTTAACATTCTCAAGGAGGCTAAGCGTAAATTTGTTCTTCATCCTCATTCTGGAATTACCTGGAGTGTAACTAAGCAAGAAATCAGCATTGAAACAGATGGTGGTCGCATTGTTCGTCCCTTATTCAGAGTTCAGGATGGAGCAATTTTACCTAAGCCAGATTCATCTAATTGGAATGACTGGGTAAAGACGAATGTTGAATACATTGACTCAGCTGAGTCAGATACTGTTCGTATAGCGATGATGGCATCAGAGTTAACATCTCAGCATACTCATTGCGAGATTCATCCGTCACTGATGCTAGGCCACATGGCTAGTACAATTCCGATGTCTGACCACAATCAGTCGCCTCGTAATACATATCAGTCGGCAATGGGTAAACAAGCAATGGGGTTGTATGCCAAGAACTATTCAAAGCGCCTGGATAAAAACGGTTATGTCCTTTGTTCTCCCATGCGTCCATTTGTGGAAACACGTATGATGAACGTTATGAAGATACAGGAAATGCCATTTGGTTATAATGCTATTGTTGCTATTGGAATCTATTCGGGTTACAACCAGGAGGATTCAGTTATCCTGAACAAGGGTGCACTTGACCGTGGCCTATTCAGGTCACTCTATTACACTATCTACAAGGACGAAGAGCATCGCAATGTGGCTTCTGGCAAGGAAGAGAAGTTTGCTAAGCCTCGTCGTGAAAATACTCGTGGATACAAGAACTCGTCCTATCATGCTATCCAAGAGAATGGTATGCCTGCAGTAAACTCTATCATCCAAGCAAATGATATTGTTATTGGCAAGGTAACCAATTTGAAGTCAGATTCTCACGGTTATACATTTCGCGATTCATCCACAACACACAAGGGAGCTGAAGCTTGTCGTGTTGATGGAGTCTGGCAGGATAAAAACTCAGATGGTTACCCTTTCATCAAGGTACGAGCTGTATCTGAGCGTGTACCAGAAATTGGAGACAAGGTAAGTTCCAGGCATGGCCAGAAGGGAACTTGTGGTATCATTCTCAACGAAGAGGATATGCCATATACGGCTTCTGGGTTGCGTCCAGACATCATCATGAATCCCCACGCTGTTCCTTCACGCATGACAATTGCTCAGCTGATGGAGACTATGTTTGGCAAGATTTGTACGGAGAAGGGAACAATGGGTGATGGAACCCCATATTCTCATTTGAAGATTGAAGATTTGCGCAAGCACATGATAGAACTTGGTATGCACCCATACGGGAATGAAATCATGTACAATGGTCAGACTGGCGAGATGATGGAAGCTGAAATCTTTATGGGTCCGACATTCTATCAGCGGCTGAAGCACATGGTTTCAGACAAGATTCATTCGCGTAATAAGGGACCTATTGTGTCGCTTACCAGGCAGCCATGCGAGGGACGAAGCAGAGATGGAGGTCTGCGTGTGGGTGAGATGGAACGCGATTGTATGTTGTCTCATGGAACAGCTATGTTTACCAAAGAGAGGCTGATGGATGTATCAGACCCGTTTCATACTGGGTTCTGTAAAAATTGTGGAGTCCTGGCAGTAGTAAACAAGGAAGCATCCCTTTACGACTGCGGAACATGTGGAGTCCAGACTGAATTTGAGATGAAGACAATTCCCTATGCAATGAAGCTTTGGTGCCAAGAACTAGAAGCAATGCACATTGTTCCTAGATTGGTGTTTGAGTAATAAACCATTGTTCGGTTCTATAGATAACATTACCAAACTTCTTATTATAAAACATTGGCTGACCATTGTTCATTCCGACAAACCTTCGCCTTGTTACAGACTCCATTTCTTTACAACCAGCAAACCCATACAGATAATACATTTTTCCTTCAACTAAATCCATTGTTCTGAATAATTATTTGGCATCTAAATTACAGTTTTAGTCGCAAGGATATTCGTCTGAAATACTGATGAAACAAACTGGGGTATATCTGTTATTTGAACACATTTAATAGACATAATTGAAGTTCCCTGTTCTGAACAACCAATATCATATAAGAAGAATCCAGCATTTTTTAGTACGTTTAATATTTCTATACATGTTTCATTTGGTAGACTACAGGGTGACAATTCTAATAATATATGTTTACACTTTGTAATATTTTTCACGAATCCTTTTAATACTTGTAGTTCATGGCCTTCAACATCAACTTTCATCAAGTCAATACTTTCGATACTTTCCGTAAAGCTATCTAATGTTATAACTTCATAAACCCTGGTGGAACTTACTTTCATATGTGAAACATTTTGTTTTTTAGTATTTTGTATATTTCTTGTTCCTCCCATATTATCAGCAAATGCTGTCAATTCTAGACTTTCAGAATTTCCAACACATTTTTTAATGACTTCTACGTTTTGGATATTGTTATCTTTTAAGGACTTTACCAGGAGTTCCCAATTTTCTGGAATTGGTTCGAATGCATACACTTTTTCATATTTTTTAGATGCAACAAGTGAACAATATCCTATATTGGCTCCTACATCCAGGAATATTCCTCCGTGTGATAGCTTTTCAATCCAGTATGTTATATTTGGTTCCCATACGTTAGATTGTCTTATTACTTTAGAAATGTAGTCATTTGTGTTATGTACATTGCATATCAATCCATTATAAAGTTTTGATTGCATGTATAGCATTGTATTATTTAAAAATAAGTTAAATTTTTCTATTCTGTTGTCAGTATTATGCATTTGTCTTGTTAATTTCATTCCTTTAATTCGTATGTTATCCACAGTAATTCTATTTTTAGGAGAAAATATCCATTCAATTTTCTCAAGAAGATTGTCCTGGTTGCACATTATACAATTAATTGTATCGTAAAACCCTAGTAAATTCAACTGAGTTTCTATTTTGTCTTCAACTAGAAGAAGAGACCCCACACTTGTTATTTCAAAAATTTTAGCTAGTACATATTTGTATATCAAACAATCACAAAAACAGCAAATATATTCATTGAGTTTTTTATAATAATCTCCATGAACAATATTATGTTTAAACCCGCTCGCTGACTGAATATATCCAGGATGATCTAATTTTTCAATTTTATCTGCAAATTTTTTATCTTTTGCAATAAAAGAGCGTAAGTGATACACTTCCCCTATTGCTCCAGATACAAAAACTTTAATTTTAGGCGTATTATTATATTCGAGTTGTTCATAATATTCTGGCACTGCCGAATATGGAAGCCATAAGTTTGGCTTTGTTTGTATGATACTATCGTTTAACGAGTTAAACAGATAAGTATAAGGACCGATTATAAAATCAGCTGCATCAACACATTTTTTTGACATTTCAAAATATGGAAATAAATCATCAATTTTATATAATAGCTTGTTATTGCTATGCTTTAGACTAGCTATATCTAATTCAATATATGTAATACAAAAAATAACACAAGACTTTTCTTTAAAAAAATTAATATCTACTTTAGTGCATGGTATCAGGGTCCATCCGCATTTTTCTAACTTAAGAGCAAATTCGTATGGTTCTCTTGGCATGCCGTATTTTATCCAATCCGCGTATATTACATATTTTTCCATTTATAATACCTTAACAATTTCATGAGTATAAATTTCACTAGCTTCCATTTTAGGGTATTCACTTCTAACTACAACTTGTTTTTTAAGGAGTTTATCAACTAATGCCTGGACAGCCGGCTGTTGAGTATCATCGAAAACAACATATGCGCCACTTTTTAATAGAGGACGCATTGTAAAAAAATCCTGTTCATAAGTCCACTTGTCACCATCTAGATGAAGTAAATCAATGTGCTTTGTATTGTTTACTGCTGCATATTTTGGAAGCTCAGTAATACAACTTCCAGTAATAGTCTGAACTCTTCCTGGAAATAATTGTTTCAAAGAATCGAATGCAGCTGGCACATACACTTCGGGATGACATCTTGGTTCAGGAGGATAGAATGCAGCAATATCATTTCCAGTAAACTTTAATTCTGGATTTGATTGAAGCATCAAGAAGGCAGAGTGTCCACCATTAACACCAACCTCAAATGCATTTGAACACTTTTTTGCTAAGTCTGATAATCTTTGCCGTTTTGTTTCAAGTAGAGGATTCAGCGGGTGATTCTGGAAATCTCGTTCTAAATGATCGTAAAATAGATTTCCAATGAGAACCGATTCTAACCCTTTGCTTGTAAGGCTGTTTGACAAATTTGAGTTTAGTATCGTCAATTTTGACTTGAATTCTTCTGAGTACATTTATAATGAATCGTCAGGAGATTTTTAGTAACATATATCGCAATGGTGTTTGGAATGACTCTAGAAGCGACATTCCAAAATCTGGACCAGGATCTTCACTTGCAAATACCATAAAGTTTCGTGAGTTTTTTGACACATTTTGCGAAAACCATGCAATAGAAAGTGTCCTGGATATTGGTTGCGGTGATCTTACATGGATGCCACTAACAAAAACGTTTGAGACCAAGAAGTACACCGGGATTGATATTGTTCAATCTTTAATTGATAGCCATGCGGTAAAATACCCCCAGCATAGCTTTCTTTGCCTGGATGCCGTTGCACAAGATATTCCCTCTGTAGATGTTATATGTATTCGAGATGTCTTGTTTCATCTTTCTATAGAGGATATTCAAACTCTATTGAAAAAGTTAAAGTGTAAGTATCTATTTGTCACGTCTTGTAGAAATGGTGTCAATCATGACCTGTTTGACCAGTATCACTTTCATACAATAAATCTAACAAAGTCTCCGTTTAATATGGACAACTATATAGGATCCATGTATGAACCTCAATTTAACCGAGATGTATTTATCTACCAGTTTTTATCCCAGTGATGCATTGCATATGTTTCTGGAGAAAATACAGCTGGACGATATCCTTTTTGAGTATAATGAGTAGGATACATTATATGCGTTGGTAAAACTCGGGCTCCTTCTAATGATATACACTTTCTGAAATACCAAGGACCTGTTGCCATGGATACATTGACTTGTCCGCCAAGAGGACAAGTATGAATATTATCTATGCAGTTTTTCAGACTTTGTGTTCCTGGAATTGTATACATAAATGCATTTGTCATATACTTATGAGTATTACCGTCTTCATTACACACTACTAAATCATGAGTAAGTAATGGCGTTAACGGTTTGAAAACTTCAAAATCAATATCCAGGTACATTCCACCATGTTTATATAAAATTTCATATCGCATGATGTCTGCTTTTTGAGCATATATTGGAGTCGAATTAATATATTTCAAGTTTGAAAAGTTTTCTGGTGTCAGGTCTGCATCTGTCCATAATCTGTACTCAAAATCAGGATGAATCGCTTTGATATTTTCAATAAATTTAATTGATTTTTGAGGAAGTAGATTTGGTCCTACCCAAATTTGGTGTATCTTCTTAATCATTTAAGTATATAATGTGTTTATTGACTAAATGCCGTCTTTCAACGTACTCATTGCAACCATTGGACGACCCTCTCTTCAGCGTATGCTAGACTCGCTGAAGCTCCAGCTCGTTGAGGCAGATTGTTTGACAATTGTATTTGATGGTCATTCGGCAGCCCCTACTTTTAATGTTCTTGAGTTCAAGTGTAAGACCATTATTCACTGTGAACCAGTTGCTCTAGGATCCTGGGGGCACGGGATTCGCAATAAATATGCTCAGCTGCTTGAAAAGCGTGATTTTGTTATGCATGCAGATGATGATGATGTTTATTTTCCTAATGTATTTGCAGAGCTTCGTACCAAATGTGTAGTTCCAGAAACGCTCTACATTGCTAGAATGCGCGGTCCAAATGGATATATCGTTCCTGAAGGTCCTCGTATCATTGAAGGACACATCGGTACTCCTAATGGAATTATCCCATACGACCTTAACATGAAGGGTAACTGGGAACCACGCATTGGTGGCGATGGTTCATTCTACACCCAACTAGAAAAACTAGCAAATGTTGAATATCTACAAACACTTATTTATCAGATTAAACCTCAGCCTGAACCTGTACCTATTCCAAAGATTGTTCATCAAATCTGGATTGGACCTAAGAAGCGTCCTGATATCTGGATGGACACCGTAAAAGACTTCGCTAAAATGTATGGATACGAGTATGTTTTATGGGATGACGAGAAAGTGTCTAAAATGCAAATGGTTAACCGTTCGTGGTATGATAAGGAGCCAACATACAATGGTAAGTCAGATATCTTGCGGTATGAAATACTGTTTCAACACGGAGGAGTTTATGTTGATGCCGATATGGTTATTGTAAATCCAGGCAAGTTAAATACATTGATTAAAGAATGTAATACTGATTGTGCATTTGGATTTGAAGTCAATGGTAAACTTGTTTGTGGAGCGGCAACACTTGCTGTGAAAGAGTCTAAATTTATCCAGAAATGTATTGAAGAAATTCCAAAGCGCGATATGACACAGATGGCATGGATTTCAGTTGGGCCTCAGCTAATTACTGAATTAATTATTAAGCATCAACGTGACATTCCGTTGACATTGTACGATTCTTGTGTATTTTATCCACTGCGTTGGCACGGGATAAGAGATGTAGATTTACATAAGAAGATTACTTTACCTGAAGCAGCAGTTATGTTTCAATATGGCTATTCAACTAATAATCTGGAAACTTTTTTGAAATAAGTCATATAAATGATACATGGGTTTCTTTTAGAGTACGTAGGAACACTACTTATATCAGCCTCTCTTATATTTACACATGCCAACCCAGTAGTAGTTGGTTTGGCATATGCATCAGCCCTCTTTTTTGCAGATGGAAATTCCGATGGGCTTTTTACACCTCTTGGACTTCTGTTGAATTTTTTACTTGGTCGTTTGACTTGGATAAATTCTCTGAAGTTGTTGGCAGCACAGATTCTTGCCGTGTTGTCTATTGTTTTCTTACAAAAGCACAAACCGCTGAAGGTAGCATAATAATTGGTTTATAGGCAACTAACATCTAAAAAGAAAATGAGCACGCTGTACATCTATACGAATAACAATGAGTTGCGCAACATGTTGTCAAGTAATCGACGTGTTACTGATTCTGGATTTGATATACCTATGCTAGAGGAACGGGTATCCCCCAACAATCCTCTTCATACTTTTAACTTGAATATCAAGGTTGCTGCAACACACGATACTCACCCAATTCCTTGCCTTCTTCTTCCTCGTTCCTCTCTTTCTGGTACACCTTTCCGCATGGCAAATTCAATTGGACTGATTGATATGGGTTATCGTGGCGATGTTAAAGCAAAAGTTGATATTATTCCCAATAAGCCAATAGATGATTACGATGTTCTTCGCGGCACTAGACTTTTTCAAATCTGCCAGGGTAATTTTATGCCATGGGATAAAGTTGTCATTGTTGACACTGAATATGAACTTCCTCCACCACCTGATAATCGTGGAGAGGGTGGGTTTGGATCAACAAACCAACGGATATATCATGATTAATGAAATAGTATCATGAACAATAGCTCCCCAGTAGGCAAGATATATGCTTGTTTTCAAGCCAAAAACCATAAATAAAATCAGAACAATAGAACGAAGGAAAGTGTTCAAGATAGCATTCGCCGTAGGGAACAGCCAGACATTCATTTGTTAATCAGAAATGGATTTAGTTAATCACATTTAATATTTTTTTACAAATGTGGAAAGATATTACAGGGTTTGAAGGAAGATACCAGATTAACACAGATGGATGTATTCGAAATGTAGCAAAAAACACGCTTCTGACTCCAAAAATAGACCGTGACGGATATATGCAAATAGGAATACGTAAACTCGGAAATCGAAAAAAGTTCTGGTTTCAAATCCATAGACTAGTTGCCACTGCTTTTCTAGGAAAGAGCGAACACCTTCAAGTTGATCATATTGATCGTAATAAGTTAAATAACAACTATACAAATCTTCGATGGGTAACCTCTCAGGAAAACTGTAATAATCGGAAGGATACCGCATGGAAAACAAATTTTACAACTGGTGAACTTTATATAACAAAATATGATAATGGTTTTATGCTGAGAATCAATAAACTTAATCTAAAACACCGCTCCTGGCACAAAACATTAGAAAGTGCTGTAAATAAACGTAATTCGCTAAAGTGAGACGACCTCGCAAATTTTGCCGAGAGAAATTTTCTCGCTGTAAGACATAAACAACAATGGGCGGTAAATAAACTGCTGCCAAGAGTAGTGTCTAAATACACTGCTAGTCCGATGTTATTTAGGGCAACACCGTCAAATTGCGGGAAACTCCTGTGAAGTCACAGCTACCGTCCTATCCCCGAAAGGGCATATTCGGACACCCCAGGGAAACTTGGTGGGTATGGTAATAATGCTGTTGAATAGGGATAATCCGCAGCCAAGTCCGTCGCGTAAGCACGGATGCAGTTCAGAGACTAAATGTCGGTGGGCGAAAGCTTAAAATATAGTCCGTCCGCTTCGAAAGGAGTTTAGCAAGAGGAAGTTGTACGTGTTAACATCCACGTATTATGGAGAGCTTGTTTTTGGAGTGGTATGTTGGAATACTACTCCAGGATTTTTGGGTTTAATGCAACTTGTGTCTTATGGTGCACAGGACATCTATATTTCTGGTAATCCCCAGATTACCTTCTGGAAGATTTTATACAAGCGCCACACCAACTTTGCTATGGAGTCTATTGAGGTGACCTTTAACGGTCAGGCTGACTTCAACAAGCGTGTAACGGCAGTAATTAATCGTAACGCTGACCTGATGTACAAGACCTATGTGCAGCTAGTCCTTCCCCAGGTGTCTCTAGCTAGTGGCGGTGGTGCAATAGCAACTGGAGGTGGACAACAACTGAAGGCGTTCCGCTGGGTGAACTACATTGGTCACCGATTGATCAAGCAGGTTGAGGTTGAGATTGGTGGCCAGCGCATTGACCGCCAGTATGGTGACTGGATGCAAATCTGGACCCAGCTCTCCACGGAGGCGGGGTCTACCAAGGCACTGGACTCTCTCGTTGGTAACACGCACGACCTTGTGCTCCTGAAGAAGTCGAGTGCCAAACCTCTAGACCAGACTTGCTCGGCAGATGAGATGACTCTCTCATGCGTGACCCGTGCTGGTACTCCCGCTAAGACTCTGTACATTCCTCTTCAGTTCTGGTTCTGCCGCAACCCTGGTGTGGCAATTCCCCTGATTGCCCTACAGTACCACGAGGTGCGTATCAATGTGGACTTCGAGACTTGGGAGAACTGCACGTATGCTGAGGGTGGTACTGGTGCCCACACTCAGCCTTGCCGCCCTGATGCCCTGTCCCTTGCCGCTGCCTCTCTGTACATCGACTACGTGTACCTAGACACCGAGGAGCGTCGCCGATTTGCCCAGCAGAGCCACGAGTACCTGATTGAGCAGGTACAGTTCACTGGTGCTGAGAGCATCACGAGCTCTTCCAACAAGATTCAGCTGAACTTTAACCACCCCGTGAAGGAGCTCATGTGGGTGGTACAGCGTGACTCCTTTGTGGACTGCTCTTTTCAGGGCTGGATTGCCTCTGTTGGTGGTCAGCAGCCTTTCAACTACTCCGATGACTTTTCTACGGAGGGTATCATCATGTCTCTTCTAGCCCAGGGCACTAGCGTTAGCACTCCTACCAACAGTCTACCTCTTGGTGGCAGTTTGGTTGGCATGGTGCAGGCTGGTGTGAGTTCTAGCATCTACCCTGGACAGGTGACGTATGGTTCTGAAGATGCCGTAAATAGCAACAGCATTGGTGACGGTCAGGAGGCGGACTTCGATAACGGTGTGAACTACCTGCTCGCCAAGGTGATTCTCGATTCTGGTGTGCGTTGCGAGGGCAAGAACCCTGTTGAGGTGTGCAAGCTACAGCTCAACGGCCAGGACCGTTTCACGGAACGTGAGGGGTCTTACTTCGACCGTGTACAGCCCTACCAGCACCACTGCCGTACGCCTTCTACGGGTATCAACTGCTACAGCTTTGCTCTCCGCCCTGAGGAGCACCAGCCTTCTGGCACTTGTAACTTCTCTCGTATCGACAAGGCAACTCTCCAGCTGACTGTGTCTCTGAACACCGTGACTGGGTTCCGCACTGCCCAGGTTCGTGTGTACGCTCTGAACTACAACGTACTGCGTGTGATGTCTGGTATGGGTGGTCTGGCATACAGCAACTAAAAACGGAACTTTTCAAACCTATATATTATCACTAAAAAATGGGAACCGTCTGCAGCAAGCCCGAGTATATTTACACAATCGATCATCTTGGACTTACACACACGTTCTGTGTGAAGCGTTCAAGTGGTGAGTGGGAGTCTGGACACGTTCTAGTGTCTGATACAACAACTTTGGGTTCTGTAGTAAATTTTGGAGATGACGAAAAATATCCAAGGGATGCCCTGAGAGGACATGCCTTGGCTACAAGCTATTTGATGACCAGCAGGAGTAACATACCAGAAGGGTATGGTTGGAATCTTCTTTTGACAAAAGAAGACCCCGACAAACCAATAAAAGCTTGGAGAGCTCTCAGGGACATACGTCCAGATGGCATGTCCGAAGAGGACGCCGTAGAATGGAGAGTAAAGCTCATAGAAGAGCTAGGAAAGTTAGAAAAGGAACGATACCCATAGCAGAATTTCTGCATTTTTACTTCACAATTGAGTTTGGAATTCCAAATTGAATTGTGTGATATTCATAAATGCCGTTTATGAAGGATCTCCTACAGTTCAAAAATAAAGTTTTTGTAGAAACTGGAACATGGAAAGGAGATACTTTGAATACTGTTCTTAGTTCTGGGTTATTTGAAACTCTGATTAGTTTAGAGCTGTCAGTCCCATTTTTTAAAGAATCGACAGAACGATTCAGAGATTATAAAACCGTTAAACTTTATAATTCAAACAGCAAGACAGAACTTTACATTATTATTAAAGACATAACTACACCTATTACGTTTTGGTTAGATAGCCACTGGTCAGGAATTCCAGATGTAGCATCTGATGAAGTTATTTGCCCTATCTTGGAAGAACTTGAACAAATCAGGACACATTCAATCAATACACATACTATTATGATTGATGATGTTCGTCTTATGAATGGAAATTTAGATAGATATAAGGGTTTTCCAGTAACTCTGACAGAAATAATTAAAAAATTGTATGAAATAAACTCAGATTACAAGATCAAATATTTTGATGACTACTGTTCTACTCGAGATATTTTAGTAGCTTATTTATAAATGAAACTAATGGCCACGCAATCTGAAATAGATAGAATACATGGATATCACTACAATTTTAAAATAAAAAATAAAAAAGGTGTAACTCA